GCCGTAGACGAAGCGCCCATCGAAAAGGAGCTTCCAGTATCCAGTGGCGAGGGAGTCGACGGCGGAGAGATCCTTCATCTGCCAGGAACCAGCGTCCGCAAAGGGGAGCGTCGTATCGTAGCGGACGAGGTTGTCAAGCGTTCCTCCCGCGACGGAGTCCCCGAGGAAGTACATGTACCTCCCGTCGAAGCAAGTCCCCGTGATCGAGAAGAGATCAGAGAAGAAGCCCTGAACGTCCACCTTCTCCCACGGCGGGGAAGTCGTGGCGAAATCCTGCGTGGTGTCGTAGCGCCCGACGTAGCATGTCGTGTCCGTGCCGGCGTTCTCTGCGATGTAGACATACCGGCCGTCGAAGCCCGAGATGAAAGAGCCGTCAAGGGCCGTCGGCCAGAAGGTTGAGATCGTCAGAGCCGAGAACGTCTGAGCCCGGAAGGATGCGTTTGACGGTGAGTTGCCGGCGATCCCGTGCCCGCTCCCGTGAGTGAGGAGACTGAGTTTTGATTTCGCTTCCGCGCCGCTCTGCCACGCAAGGCCGTCGCGGAGCCCCGTCGCCGCCTTGAGAGATCCCCGCGAGATGAAGTCCTCGTCAGTCGTCTCTCCCCACCAGCGGCCGTACTCGGTCCCATGCCGCGCGTCCGCCGTCACCGTCCCCGAGCCCGTGAAAATTTGATTGTTGCCCGCGATGATCTGGCCGTTGATCGTCACGGTGACGCCAGCATCTGGAGACAGCATGGCCCCATGCAGGAACTCTACCGTGTCGCCGCTCGTGAATGTGATCGAGGTGCCGATCTTGTACGTGCCTTCGGGGAAGACGATGTGCGAGAAGGCGTTGCGGGCCGCGAGGATCGCCGCGTAGTCATCCGTCGTCCCGTTGCCCGTAGCTCCATGCTCAATCACGGTCCCGTACTCAGGCCCGTACTCGACGATGGCCGTTTCCAAGTCGGTGCGGAATTTCTGAGTCGGCGCCATCACCACCTTGTAGGTGCAGCCCGCCGAGTTCTTCGAGCTTGCGCTCGTGCTCTCCTGCGCGCGCGTGATCGTGAGCGTGTAGAGCGTCTTCGCCGTGACGCGGATGATCTCCTTATTGGGATCGTCGGCCGGATCGGTGTACGTGGTGTTGTTCCACCAGACGAGGTTGTAGGCCCCGTAGGTCGCCGGATCTATGATCTGGCCGATGTTGGGATCGGAGCTCGATAGAAGGATCGACGTGTCGCCGGAGCCGTATCCTGCGGCCACTGCCACCTTGGCGAAGTTACGAACTGGATCAGTCGCCGCCATGCTAAATTCCTTTCACGCCCTTCGCGTGGACAACGGCCGGAATCCACGGGACCACGGCCTGAGCAATGAGCCTATCATCGAGGACGATGTTCACCTCCGTCACGCCGCGCTCCCCGAAGAGATCCCGAATCCTATCGAGCGGAATCACGGCCTCATCCCCCTTCTCACCGATCAGCGCCATCGTTGGGCCGGTGACGAGCCCTCCCTCGGCCATGCCGATGCCGGCAACCGCCATTCCCCCGAGGCCAGCGGAGCCCGCCTTGCCGATCCCGAAGCCGACGTTGGCGGCCGCAGCGGTGCCAGACGCGGCCGCAGCCGCGAGCCCGGGGCCCAGGGCAAAGCCGAAAAGCCCGAAGCTCTCGATGGCCGCAGCGTAGGCCGCCGCCGAGGCGATGGACGCCTGGAGCGCGATCCTCCCCGCGGCGAGCCCACCCTGGATCAGCGTGGCGAGGACGCCGTAGAGGAGAGTGTTGATGACTGTCTGGATGAGGAACGAGATCAGCGTCGATAGAAGCTGCTTCCCGAGATCCTGCATGGCCTTGGCAAAATCGTCGCCGTAGACGATGGCTCTCCCCACTGCGTCGCCGAAGCCCTGGGAGAAGCTCGTCCAGAGGTTCGCAAACTGAAGACCCACGGCTTCGATGCTCGGCGCCAGACTTGCCACAAAGTCGAGCATCTGCCCCTGCATCGCGGCCCGCGACTTGTCGATCCTCGCGTCCAGGACGTTGTAGGCCTCGAGCGCCGCCGTGATTCCTGCTTCGCCCACCATGATTGGTGGCGCCGCCTTGCGATTTGATTCCGCCACCGCCAGCTCTTCGACTGATTGAGTCGTTGCCGTATAAGACGCACGAAGCGCATCCTCTGCCTCTTTGAGGGCGCGGATCTTTGCCTCGTTCGTTCCATAGGCCGTGGAGAGATTCGCCGCTGCGGCTTGGAGCTTTGCGAGCGCGAGCTCGTGGAGCCTTGACTCGATCATGCCGGCCCGTCCAGCAGCTACTTGCCGCGCCCAGGCCGCATTCAGCTTCTCCTGGGCTTGCATGTTCGAGACGATTTGCTTTTCGAGATCGGCCTGTTTGTCGATGAGAGCCGTAATCGATGTGTCGTTCCCGATGATAGCCTTCTTCGTCGTCTCAAGTTTCGCAGCAAAGTAGGCCGCGCTATCACCGAAAAGAAGGTATGCCTGTTCTGCCCGTTTCAGTTCTTCGACGTGCAGATCCCACGATGTCGATGCGGCCTTCACAGCTTCATTCGAAGACCTCATCACCCTGTTGTATCGTTCCTGAGCCGCAAGAGCTTTCTCTGTGGCCGCGGCTCCAGACAGCATTCTCCCCGCATAATAACCCACTGCGGCAGCGGCCGCCGCTAATCCAAGGTAGAGGCCACCCTTCAGGAACCCCGCGAACTTCGAGACGGCGTCGAAAGCGTTCTTGACTCCGTCGACGGCCATCGCCCCGAACATGACGAACTCTTGCGCCGCCTCACCGAGGAACGGCGTCACGGAGCGGATGATCCCGCCCAGGGCCTTGAAGCCCAAGCCGATGGTGTTCGTGGCCTTCGAGACCGAGCTTGACGTGGCGGCCGTCGTCTTGCCGAACTTGTCGACGAGCGCCGTTGCCTTCGTCGTCGAGGCCTGGAGACCAGTAACGTCCCCGTCAAACTTTGCTACAAGTGTCGTCTGATCGGCCATCCTCTTTGTCCTTCTCCATCGCCTCGAGCGCCTTCGCTCGTTCGGCCTCCCACTTCGCCATCTGCTCCACCGAGTTGATCTCCACCATTTCCCTTGCCTGCTCCACTGGAGCGTTCAGTTGCTCGATGATCTTCTTGATCCGCGTGCCGCGCTTCATCGCGCCAGCCGAGAACATCAGGTGCGCGGTGAACCACGATTCCATCTTGTGCTCTTCCTTTCTCGTCTGTATGCGAGCCGCCGCAAGCGCGTTCGTCTCCCACGGAGTCGTTTCCCAGAAGGCCGCGGGCTCGAGACCGCAGCGCACGCACACATGAGCCATGATGTCGAGTATGTTCCATGGCTCTTCCGGTTCCTCCTTCTCATCAGCCTTTAGGGCTTCGACGCCGCGGTCTCGGCTTCCACCGTCGCCGCCTCGAGCTGGTATTTTTTTTTGAGCCTCTCGGGAATGCTTTCGTTGAGAAGCTCAGCGAACTCAAGAACGAACTGCTGGAACGTGATCCCCGTCGCCATCTCCATGATCTGCTGCACGGTGATTTCTTTCATCTCGTGGCGGAGACCACCCCAGAGAACCAAGGCATAGTCCTCGATTCCCCAGGATGCGAAGTCCCGGCAGAACTCCTGCCAGGTGACACGCTTCGCCCGGAGCTGTTTGAGCGCCGACTCGATGTCCGCGATGTCCTTCCACCTGAGGCACCACGTTCTTTCCGCGCCGTCCAGTTCGATTGTGAGTTCGCCTCGTGCACGGTTCGCCATTGCTGCATCATCCTACGAAAGGGGTTTTAGACACCAGCCGCCGTTCCACCTATCGACAGAGCGCCGAAGGTGACGCCCGTTACCACCGCGCCCCAAGTGATCGTCAACGCGCCGGTTGTATCATTGAATCGTGCTGTTGGGAAGGGGCCGAGCCAAACATCCCCCGTCGTCGCTGGGATGATGACGGAGATGTCGTGAGTGGCTCCCCAGGAACATGTCGTCTGCGCCTCCACTACACAGGTGTGAGATGAGCCCGTGTTGACGAAGCGCAGCATGGTGGTCCCGTCGTTCGTCACCGTGTCGGTGAGCGCGCCTCCCGCCGGCGTCCGCATGGTGATGGCGGCCTCCGCGAGGCCTGGCTTATCAGGTGCATACAACGCCATGAGTCAATCCTCCTTCTTTGTTTTCCGTGTTGTTAGCTCGCCGCGTAGACGATGGCCCCGTCCGTTAGGAGCGTGATCTCGCACATCGCCAGATCATCGTGGGGGACCGTCATGGCGATCTTCACCCAGGCCGAGCCAGTCCAGTTCTCCCCCGTCTGTCCGACGAGCTTGAAGCCCGTCTTCGTCTGGGAAAGCGCCACGGCGCGGAGCTTCTGGATCGCGGTGTCCGTCGCGTCGTAGATCGCGCTGAAAGATCCCGCCCACTTCTGAAGCGTCGGGATCGTCGAAGTCCAACCGCCGCTCCCCTTGTACGATCCGTCCACCGTGTCGTGATCGAGATCGAAAGATCCCTCCCGCTGAGTGGCGATGGTGGTCCACGTCGGGGAAACATCGGTCCCCGTGTTCACCTTCCAAAGCCAGTTCTTGCCGGTTTCCAAAGTCGCCATGTCGCTAACCTCCTATGCGCTATGCGCTGAGTCTCCACTTGATGATGAGCTGGCCGTGACGGCGGATCTCCGTGTCCGTGGCCTCTACGAAAAGATTGCAGGTATCCCACACAACGTCGACGACGCTTGCATCCTGGACCACGAGCGTATCCCCGGTGAGCGTCTGGATGATCGTGTCGAGGACGCCCTCCGCCTCCGCGAAGCCCGCGTATTCGCTCCAGTAATCCACCTCGAGCGTCACGTCGACGGCCGCGATGATCTTGAGCCTATACGGGACCACGCTCACAGCGCCGATGGAGACGTAGGGGAGCGCCGTCTTCTCGGGCACGTAATCGTACACCGCGACATCGAGCGCCGACTTGAGCTTCTCCACGACGGCCGCCTGAAGCTTCGCCGCAAGAAGCGCGTAGCGGGGAACCTGAGTGCTCATGCGCCACCTGCTTTCATGATGAACCCAGCCTCTCGGGCGGCCCGCGCGATGATCTTCTTACAGGCAAGCTGAAAGAGTTTCGCGTGGGCGAAGAACGCGGGGCCGAGAAACGGCTGCGCCGGCGTCCCCTTCTTTCCGATCTTTCGCCGGACCATGTAAGTCGCGCTCTTCTCCGATACGTTCCACGAGCTGGCAATGCCGAGCTTACGCACCCATGCGAGGATCGGCTCGATCGGAGGCCACTTCCCTTTCGCGCGACCGATGATCCCCTTGTGCCAGATGCCCTCCACCCACTGGCCGTAGCGTTCTCCAACGTAAACCTCCCCGATCTTGCCGGCATTCGAGTACCGCAAACGGATGCTGCTTCTGAGTTTGCCGAAGGCCTTGGGACACCGATCCCTTGCCTCGGCCTTCGTTCCGCGAGTCGCGCGCCCAACCTCCGTCACCACTCGGGCCTGTGTCCCCTTCACGAGCCGAGTCAGCGCCGCCTTCACCTGTTCTCTTCCGAGGAGTTCGATTCTCATGCCGTCGTCTCCTCGCACAGGAAGTGCAGCTCGGTGTTCATCTCGAGGTTGTTGAAGACGCTCCGCACCGCGAAGAGCCGGTCGCCGTACTTGATCCTCACGTTCGCGTCGACGCCTGGAATATACCAAGTGACGATCTCATGCGTGACGCCGTGGATGAGCTGCGCCGCCTCGTAAGTCTTCGACGCATTCATCGGGATGATCTCGCACCAGACTTGTCCGTGCGGGATCGTCACCCAGCGCGTCACGTAGCCGGCCTGCCGGTCCTCGGATCGCTCGGGCTTCTGGATCTCGACGTAATGGCGGAGGCGTCCGGCGTTCACAGGTGGTAGATCCTCCACTGTGAGAGCATCTGGTATACCTCGGCCGGAACGTGGAAGATCGTCACGCCAGCATCCCACTGGCGCTGCTGGTAGAGCCTCGCCACGAAGAGCTTGATTCCGTGGCGGATGGGCTCGGGCACCGCGCTTTCCGTCGCCCACCCCGCGACGTATTGGACGGTGATGGCCTTCCGAGACCTGAGCGACGAGGGCCAGGTGTAGCCCGTGTTGAGACAGATCCTCCCGGGTGAGGAGACCGTGTCGACGAAATACTTCGTGACGCTGAATGTGCTCTCGGTCCCCGTCGTGTCGTAGCTCTTCAGATGCGTCACGGAGACGAGCGGCGGAAGCGGGATCTCCAGGTAATCGAGGTTCGGCACCTGGCACGCATCGAGCCACAGATCCCACGTCTGCGTCATGATTGCCCGGCGAAGGTAGCTCTCGATGATGCGGCGCGCAGAAACCTCGAGACCTTCGAGATACGTGTCCTCGAGATCGTTCGTGATGTGGAGATGCGACTTGAGTTCTTCGATCCCCACCGGCTCAAGCGTCGGCGCCGTCGAGAGGCTGAGTGCCATGGTCCTCGTCCTTCAGTTTCCAGTCCGCTTTCGTGAGTTTCTTTTGAGAGTAAGGTGGTGAGGAGTCGTCACCCGAACAAGCAGCCAAGCCAAGATCAGCGAGCTCTAAAGCAATGCCGTCGGGCATGGTGACATCGTCACCTTGGGTTAGTGCGCGCTCGTGACCTTGGACATCTGTCTCAGTGCAAGTGACCAACATCCTCACCACCATACAGTCAGCCTCGATTACGGAGTCGAGATCGGAGCGTGGAGCGGATTGTAGGTGATCGCTCCAGCCGCGAAGACGGCTCCCGTCGACGGCGAGCCACTCACCGTCACGACAACCTTGATGAACTCCATGGTCCCTCGGTAGCCGAAGAAGAACATGGCCTGATCGTGGGCCGCCGTGGTGTCGAAGACGGCGCCGTTCGCGCCGCTTCCGGTGGAGCCCGCCACGATGTCAGCGGCGGCAACCGCGGTGTAGCTTCCGCCAACCGTGGCGCACTCGGTGAGCGAGACGGTGTACGTGCCGTCCGTGACCGTGCCCGTCGCCACCCAGACGACGCAGCCGTTGCTCATGCCGAGATCGACGGCGTCCCCCGTGGTTGTCGTCGTCCTGGCCGCAGCCGGAACAATCGACACATCACCCCAGAAATTCAGTCCCGTGTGAGTCGCACTCATGTTTCAGTTCTCCGTTGTGTTCTTGGTGCTTACGAGTTCTTGATCCCGATCTTGATCGCCTCGGGGTTCACCACCTGGCCTCCCACCCGCTTGTAGGTGTAGAAGGCGACGGAGGGCTTGGCCGAGTACGGATCGCGCAGCACGCGCACGTCCTGTCGATCCACGATCCAGTAGCCCGAGCGGAAGTCACCGATAGCGATGATCTTCTGCGTGGCGGTCGCGGTGCCCACGGCCAGCACATCGTTGCAGGCCACGTAGGGCCGATCCAGAAGCGTGGGCGGCTTGTCGAGCGCGATGCCCGGCTGCCAGAGGTACCCTTCGGTCCCAGAGAGCTGGCGGATCTTCCCGAGGTTCGAGCGGCACGTGAGCCATGTCGCGTTCGAGGCGTAGGGCTCCTCGAGGAGGTAGAGGAGATCGATGAGGAGAGCGCCCGTGAAGGCGTTCGTCGCCGTGCAAACATTCGTCGACACCGAGGAGTTGATGAAGATCCCCTCGGGCTGGCCGACGCCGGTCCCGTTGATGAACGCGGTGCCTTCGATCTTGGCGAACTGCTGAGCGAGCTTGTTTGCGATGTACTGCTCGATGTTGAAGACGCCGTCATCCAGCATCTTCTGCGTCGCGTAGGGGCACGCCTCCAGCTCGAACGCCTGGATGCGTTCCTTGGCGAACGTCCCCGCCGTGGTTTCCGTGCGGCTCGCGCGCTCCGTCACCCATCCCGAGGAGAAGGCCGTCGAGCCTTCCTTCGGCACCTCGAGCGCGTCTCCGGTCCCGATTGTCTGCTGGGTGCAGATCGGGCGCACCGGGCTCATGAGGACGTTCAGCTCGATGATCTGGTTGAGGAGGTTCGTCGGCAGGAGGTACCCGCCGGCACTGTCGGAATCCGTTGCGAGGCCCTTCACCTCCTCGGGGGTGAGGTAGTCTCGGCCCTTTCGGAGGAAGGCGGAGAACGCCTTCGCATCGGAGCCCTTGAGGCTCGTGGTGGAGCCGGCGGACATCTCGCGGCCAGGGCGCGTCTGCCGCGCCATGAACTCGCGGAAGTCCTCCATGTCCTTCTGGAACTTCTCCTGCGCTTCCTTCTGCGCGAGGAGGGCCTTCTGCTGCTCCTCAATCGCGGTGAAGTGCGCCTCGTACTTCTCGAGCTTCTCCTTCGTCTGGCCGAGCTCTTCTCCGAACTTCTTCCGCTCAGCCTTGACGCCGTCGAGCTCACCCTTGAACTGCTCCCACGTCTGCCGCAGATCCGTGTAGAGGGTCTTCAATTCCTCAGTCATTTTTCCATGTCCTCAAAAGTTGGTAGGTCTTCAGTTCGTCCGCGAACGCAGCCAGCAAGTGGACATCGTCCGGGTTGTTGGCATCCTTGGCCGCGAGCTCGGGCTCGGGTATCGAGTGGACATCGTCCGAGTCGATGTAGCCCTCTGCCACGAGGCGCGCCTTGAGTTCCTCGATCTCGGCGGACAGAAGCGAGATCCTGTTATCGAGGAACTGAACCTGTTTGACATCGGAGATCAGCGCCCGCTGGTTCGCGGGGAACGTCACGAGCGAGACCTCCCAGAGCTTCACTTCTTTCAACTTGCGGACGCCTTCCTCTATGGCGTCCTTGATTACGTCGTAGCCGATGGAGAGACCACGGATGATCCCGCGCTTAAAGCCCGCCTTCGGCTTCATCAGCTCGTAGGCTTCCTGCGCCGTCTTGACGGCGAGGTTCAGGAACCCGTGGATCTGGAGCCCCTTGGGCTTATCCTCTATCTTGCCGATGCCGATGGGCCTCGTGACATCGTGCTGCCAGAGAAGCGGGATCTCCCAGTCGAGGGAGTTACCCGTCCTCGTGAAGGCGCCGGGCTCGATGATGTCGCCCTGGTGGTCCTTGTTCCCGTAGACGGCCGCGAGGCCGGTGAACTCCCCCGGAGCCGTGGCGTCCAATTCCTTGAGCTGGAAG